TTTCTTCGCAGTCATACAAATTACAGTAATAATAGATCCACCGTGAAACAACCAGATACATTAAGATCTGGGTTTAGTGGTGCAATTGGGGCTGTTATAGCACCGTTTATGGATATATTGAGACCATCGCGCAAAGAAGAAACAGTCAATAATGTTCGTATTTATGGTGAAGTCGGTACAAGCGTTCCACAAAGTTATGTTTTAAATCCAAATGATACAACCACCACAACTATTAAGGAGACAACACTTTACTCGCCTGAATTTAATATTAATAATCAAAAAGAGGGGACATATGTAAACAATTATACACCCATGGATATGACACAAAGAGACACTACAAGCTGTAATTATATTGGTACGTCAGGAGGGAATGGAACACAATATGGGGATGTTTTATATGAGTCTGCTTACAGACAACATAATAATGACATCAAATCCTCTACGATCGATAATCATCCTAATCAAGGAGGAATGCAAATATTTAATACACAAATGAACGTAAATATAGCTAGACAAGATTCGGATAGATTTAATTATAGGGTTAGCGCGCCTTCGTCTGTTGTTCCTATGCCTCCGTCAAAGGAAATATACGGAAAAACACACGTTCCTCAAACATATGATCAACAGTTTGATTGCTCGCGCATAGATGGTAATCTCTTACAAGCTTTCAAATCTAATCCATACACACATTCGTTGACTTCGTCTGTATAAAATCCAATAAATTGATTAAGTTATATTAAAATATAAAAAAAACCTTTTTAATATTATAATGGTATTGGATATACATAAAAACATAAAAGAAAAACTCGAATATTTTAAATGCATGCATAAAATACCAAATATTATATTTCATGGACCTTCTGGATCAGGAAAAAGGACGATTGTTCATGATTTTATATATAACATATATGATAAAGATCGAGAAAAAATAAAATCATTAGTTATGTATGTGAATTGTGCTCACGGTAAAGGCATCAAATTTATCAGAGACGAACTGAAGTTTTTTGCAAAAACACATTTAAATTCAAATGGAGGAGACGTGTTCAAAAGTATAGTTCTATTAAATGCTGACAAACTGACGATGGATGCCCAATCTGCTTTGCGACGATGTATTGAACTTTTTAGCCATAATACAAGATTTTTCATAATTGTCGAAAATAAATATAATCTATTGAGACCAATATTATCCAGATTTTGCGAAATATACATTCCAGAACCTACATACAAAGGGAAAACAATTAATCTTTACAAACATAATATTGATGAAACTTTTAACCTGAAGGAAGTAAACAATACTCGCAGCGAATGGTTAAAAAAACAAATTGTAAAAAATATTGATGACAAAACTAATACAAAAGACATAATGTTATTTTGTTCAACATTATATGAAAAGGGGTACAGTGGTCTGGATGTTATCAAATTATTGGAAAATACTAGTTTTTTAGAAAAACAAATCAATAATGAAAAAAGATATGAATTGTTAATTGCGTTTAATAGAGTGAGAAAAGAATTAAGAAATGAAAAATTGTTTATGATGTTTATATTCAATTTCGTTTTTTTAAGTTTAGATGACTCTTTAGAAAATATTTCGTTTATGTAAATATGGATGATTTTGATCTTAGTTCATTACATGAGAGCAGAAACGAATGGTCTGCTCGTTTAATTATGATTCTAACGCCTTTAATTATTGAAGGGTATAAATCAATTTTAGACGAAGCCATCAAAATATGTGTAGAGAATAACGAAATGGAAAAACATTTAATGACATTTCAGAATTTTGTCTCTAGAATTCCAAAATGGAATAGCACAATAATTGAAAATGAAAGAAAACGCATATGCGATAAAAGTGGTTGTGCTTATTTAGAAGATTTAGTAACTTGTGTACATGTTATTCAATTGAAAGTATTGACAGCAGTTCGCGTGGGTCAAAAACAAAAAAAAGTTGATATTAATATACCAAAGTTAGATGATTTCATTCATAAAACTTACATAAATGCTGCTCGGAAAATTTATAAAAATGTTTATTTGTTTGAAAATGGAATACCTCCGCTTCAAATACAGAAACACAATAGAGAGCTTGAAATTATCATCCAAGAGTGCATTTTAAATACAGTAAGAGAGAGCATTCCGGTTGAATCAATTTTAAAAGCGTACATGTTAGATGAAACCATAGAGGAAGATGTGATTGAAGAAATTATAGAACATAATCAAGACCTTACCAGCCAACCAACCAATAAAATAGAAACAGCAATTGTAACAAATTCTGTCGAACCTAAAATTAAATTCGATGATGTTGATTATGTAAAATATAACGATAATAATGTTATCTCTGTTGATGCACCTAAAACAATTGAACGTTTGAACAAAATAAGCGAATCTCGCCAAAATAACGATGATAGTAACGAAAAAATTAACATAAGCGATCAATCTGTTGAATTATCTGATTTAGAGGTCCACGATATCGGAGAACCAAATATAAAATTTCCTGAACTTAATTCAGATGATATTGAATTCGAAATGTTAGAATAAATGCGTAAAATATTAAATAAGAATCTGATTTGTTAATTTAAATGAATAATACATTTGTTATTTCAGGAGTTATTTCAATTATTTTCCTTTTAGCGAAATTTATTGAAATGAGGTTTATTGACAAGGAAAATAAACCTTTAAAACTATTAATGAGAGACACACTTTTGGTTTATTGCAGTGTCATTTTTGGTAATTTTGTGATCGAACAATTTAAACCAATCAGCATCAAGGAAAATGTAACGGCTGTATTCACAGATAATCCTGAATTTTAACAAAACAAAATATAATTAATCATATACAATAATATTTTATATGATTTTCGTCTGAAATTAAATAACAACGCGTCCTTTATATTGGTTAGGTCTGTCTAGTGTATTATTTCTCTCGATTGTTGCTTCTAATATATATGATTTAACGTCCAGTCCAAACCTTAATGACTGTTTTTGGTAATTTATTATTTTTTATATCGCTTTCATAGTTATCATAAGAATAATTAAATTTGACTCTTTTATCGTAAGTCATTATATTTCCAAACAACGATTTTATTTTATAGCATTTGGAAGATTCTGTGTAAAACAAACAACCTAATATCCTTTCTAGACAACATCTGTCGGCTCTGGTTAAAACAACATTTATTAAGTTTGTTATTTTGTATTTTAACTCAATTCTTTGTAAAAAACCATGATTTATAAAGGTTTGCACACCAAAGCACCCATACCATTTATCATCATTTGTTATAAGAAATTTCGTAATAAACTCATCATATATTTTTTTTTTTATTTGTAAATTATTATCCAAACTATTTATTATATTTAACGTATTGTTCATATTCTCTTTGTCTGGGTTAAAATGCCACAGCGGTAATACTTCTATTCCATTTAATTTATGAAAATTGATTTTGCTATGTATAAAAACACTATCGTGTAATATAACAGCGTTGTTGAACCATTTGTTTTTCAAGTAATAATAATAAGGTAACAATTCTCCCCTACCTTTAAATTCGGAATTTATAATTGTAACATTTTTATACTCGTATTCATCACTAACAAAGTCATAATTACTATTATCATCTATAATAACAATTTTGATAAAAGGATACAATCGTCTTAAACAACGAACACTTGTATTCCAATATTTATTTGTTTTTGATGAATTAACATGTCTAGTTAATATAAACCCATAAGTATCCATTATACATAATAAATATTTTAATTTTATTATTTATACACAACTTGGTATTTTATCTATATCAATATAATCAGCATTTAACTCTCCTTTAAATTCAAAGGCTTTAAATTCTTTACGTTCTAATTGAGATTGGGGGGTGTGGTTATGGACATATCTTGCTATCATTTTATAAAGTTTAAAATCTGGGTATCGTTCAACGCCGTTGTTCTTGTATAGAAGATTTACGCCTTTGTCATCTTGGGTCCATTCAAATATAATCCTTTGAATAGGATCGGTCAGGTTAATCTTTTTAATATCATCGATAACATAATCAAATATGGAGCATGCTAATCTACATAGATCGAAACTATAATTTGGTTCCAATCTTGGTTTTTTATCATTAAAATAAGGCTCGGTATTATATTGAGTTGCCGCATCATTTCCAGTTTGAAAACTATCACTACAAAACAATTTACCGTCGAATTTATATATACTTCTACCAAAGTCTATTATTTTGTAAATTCGACCATGAGTTGGAACCTTATAGCATTTCTTTTTGTAATGATAATATACAAATTTTTTATCGGTGTGATTAAACATTACGTTATTTGTATGTAGATCGTTATGAGTAAATGAAAAGGCTTTTTGATATGTTATCAATATCATTATTATTTGAAATAACGCAGATAAAAATTCGTCTGTTTTTAGATCTTGTGATAGAATTAGGTCGTCTAATGTTCTCTCGCAGTTCTCCATGCAAATCACTTGAACTGGGAAAATAGGTATCGTTGCTTCTATTACTTCTTCGTCGTCAGACGAATCATCTGACTCACCATCTGACTCGCTGGCATCATCGTCACTATTGTGGTTTTCATAATCTTTTGACGATTCCGAATTAGTATCGTCATTCGTTGTATGAGATGATCTGGAAGAACACGAAGAAAGAGACCGCAGCGTCGTGGTTTTATTATCAACATCATTATTTTCAATATTCAGTTCGTTTAATTCAATAATCGATTCGTCATTTATATTATTATTTTCATCAAATATTTCATCAAATATGAGTGTATCAAACGAAATATTCAATTCTGTATTTGAACTATATTCAATCTTAATTGGTTTTAATTTTTCGTCGGTATCCAAAAACATTTTGTCGTAATCGTCTATTTTAAACAATACATTCTTGTTCTTCTTGAAAAAATCAGAATTATTTAAACATTCTATGTCATCCATAACGTCAAGCTTGTAATTATGTTTCAACGCCAAAAATGACCCATAATAATCAACTCCGTGTTGAAAATTATGTTCGTAAATAAGAAAATTGTTCAAGTATAAGAAAAAACCATCTACATATGCAGAATTGTTAACATCATTATATTTTACATTTGTGTTTGTATCATTTGAATTATAATCTGGTAATTTAAACAAGATTGGGTCATTTACGTTATATTTACCTATCAAGTATTTGTATGGGTCTAACAAAGGGGCCATTTTAAAAAACACTTCTTTTTTTTTAATTTTCTGCGTCTCTATATTTTTTACATTACAAGTAAAATTGTGCTCGTTTAAGTCGTCATTATCTTCATTTTTTATGCTGGATATATGCCATCTGTGATTCAAGTTTACACCATTGTAATTTGTTTCGTTTAAGGATAAAAACCTTTTGTAAATTGGTATATAGTTTTGAGTTTTAGAGACAAATAGATTCTTTGAATCTTCTAAACTTTTAAAAAGGTCCGTGTTTTTCCTTTTGTGGTAACTCAGTATATTCGTCATTAGCTATTTAATATATAAATTATGTTAGTTTTTAACTTATTATTATACTTGTTAGTTAAAAAAAACTTTTTTTTTTATTCTATTTTTATAAAATGGCATCGCTGGAACTTAAAAAATTTGATATGAAAAATATTAGTTTTAAACCTAATGAATCTAAAGGACCTGTCGTCGTTTTAATTGGCCGCCGTGACACTGGTAAAAGTTTCTTAGTTAGAGATTTACTTTATTATCATCAAGAAATACCCATCGGAACCGTGATCTCCGGTACTGAAGAAGGTAACGGATTCTATGGCAAAATGGTCCCCAAACTTTTTATTCATAACGAATACAATACCGCTATTATTGAGAACATCTTAAAGAGACAGAAAACAGTACTTAAGCAAATTAAAAAGGAGATCGATACTTACAAAAGATCCACCATCGATCCCAGAGCATTCGTTATTTTAGATGATTGCCTTTATGACGACTCATGGGCTCGTGATAAAATGATGCGTTTATTATTTATGAACGGCAGACACTGGAAGATAATGTTGATCATTACTATGCAATACCCATTAGGAGTTCCACCTGTATTAAGGACTAATATTGATTATGTTTTTATATTAAGAGAACCATACATTGCCAATAGAAAGCGCATCTATGACAATTACGCAGGAATGTTCCCTACTTTTGAGTCATTTTGTCAGGTGATGGACCAATGCACAGAAAATTACGAGTGTCTCGTCATAAATAACAACTCTAAATCCAACAAATTACAGGACCAAGTGTTCTGGTACAAGGCAGACAACCATAATGACTTCAAATTAGGGTCAAAAGAGTTCTGGGAATTGTCGAAAGGGTACAACTCCGAAGAAGAAGAAGACAAATATGACCCCAATTCAGTCAAAAAAAGAGGACAAGGACAAAAAATCAGCGTCAAAAAGGCTACTAAATGGTAATATCGCTTCACTTGCAAATGAAGCAAGTGTTTTGTGATTGGTATGGTAACATAATCTTTCTTTCTTAGAGAGAAAGCAAGATTTTATTTATTTCTCTCAATACATTTGATAAATCAAAATTGGTTGAGTTTGGATTGGATCGTATTATTTTATTTCCGTGTGATAGGATATAATCCT